ATAGGCCCGGTCCACTAACTGCACAACAGGGGTGCTAACTACAGCAGCGTTGACCGTCACGCCAACTACTCGGATTGGGATGTAGCCAGCCTTCATAATCGTGTAATCGACTGTCGTATCACTGCCGCCAGCTTGGCTCCATGTCTCACTGGTCGCGCTGCTGCTTGTCGTGAATAGTTCCGTGGTTGTGGTGGTGGTGAACACCTTAACCTGCGATCCAGCGATCAGCCCGGCAAACGCTAGGCCCTGCGTTACCGTTGGAGCAGATACCGTGATGGTGCCGCCTGTGTTGCTAGCAGTGGTTGTCGTTGTGCCACCCGGTACTTGAACCGTGATGGCGTGAGCCGATGTGTTGCGCAGGTCAATCGTGCCGCTGAACGTACCGGAGCCAAGTGCGTATGTGCCGGGTGCTGTCGGCGTCATGCTCACAATCATGCTGGAGCCGCTGAATGTGTAAGTGCCAGCCGCCCCGATATTCAGCGTGCCGCCCGTGAAGGATGGAACCGTTGTGGCTTGACTGAAATTGCCGCCTGTATATGTGTAGACCCACGGTATTGAAGCTGTGAGCGTGTACGCGCCCATCGCCAGCGACCCGCCGCCGTTGAGCGTGTAGCCTGTCGTTGTCACTGCACCCGCAGCAGTCAAGGCCACGTTATTTACCGCGCCAGCACCGCTGAACGGCATCGCGCTTGCAAGGTTCTGCACCCCTTTGGCTTGGCTGTAGTCGTACAGAACTTGGAAGGTCTTACTTGCGCCCAGCGCCGTGGTTGAGAGGGTAGCCCCCCATGCAATCGCTATGCCCGTATATGCGTCAGCCGTGGCAAAACTGGCGCTGATGGAGGCATTGACGACCCGCTTGGGGTTAGCCTCATCGAATACGAAACCATAGTGACGGGCAACAGTCACCAGGGGGGCTACTGCAATACCGTCCCAGTACGCATTGCCCGTGATCGGCGTGCATTGTGTGCTGAAAGTAACCGTAATCTCGCCCGGTATGCTCTGGGTGTTGGTGATTGACCTATCAATCAAGTCCCATGTTCCCGCCGCCGCGCTTGGTGCGGTGTAGGTGACTGGTGTCAACGTCACGCCATTGATGACTCCTGAGAGCGTCATCGTAGGCGCTACAAACCCGGTGCCCGCGTTGTAATAGGTTGTGTCATAGCGGCAATATCCAATCAGGCGCAGCACCTCATTAGCCGATACCGGGATTGTGAAAGACCGTGTAAGCGGCACATTGGCCGTTGTGCCAGTCATCCGAAGGGATGATGTGCTGCGATTGGTTACAGAGTTATCCCGATTGATCTTCCCGTCCCGATACCATTCTTCCTGGGCCGTAGCGTCACGGTTGCGGTTGATGATCTTCAGAAAACTACTCGCAAGCATGGAGTTCTGCGTACCAGAGTCCATACCAATAAGGGAGCCTACATGGCTATCTTTTAGGGTGATGGAAAAGGCCGCACCATACGTGCCCCCGGCAAGCACCTCATAACCTCTGGTGAAAGTCTCACCAATGTCGCACCCGTCATAAGTCGCATTAATGGGGCCAACACCCCCTGTCTGAATACGCCCGATAGCACCGCGCATAGGACCCACGAATTGAGTCTGCGCGAAGGTTACAGACCGTCCGTAGTTGTTGACGCCGAAGCCATTATCAACTGTGCCGCAGACATAGCCTCGGGTGAAGGTGGTTCCCGCCGCAGATAGGTACTGCATTGCGGTTGCCGCCGCCACCATGCAGTCTGTATAAACAGCCATACCGCTGTCTCTGACTGCCTGACTACCAGAGCCAGTGGTTCCGGTTGATATGATTGCAGTGTCATAAACAGGGACTGCCGCACGCCCTACGGTTGTGGCTTGGAAGTAGAGAGCGCCCTCACTGGTCCTTGCTATCAAGGCTCCTCTGCGTATCTGCTTGGTGGAGTTAGGATAAGCTGTGGTTCCATAATTAGCAGCCGCCTGGAAGCAAAATCCCCCAGCATCATCGTAGCGCCCTATATCGTCAATTACGCAGTCGCCCAGGTTGATCCGGTTAGCAACATCTGAGGCCCCTTGGATAACAACCAACTGCCCCCGATAGGTGGCTGTGTGCGGCTTAATGGTGACATTGCTGGTCAGGTTTGCAATGGGGCACTTATTTAAATGCAGGTTCGTCAACGCAACCGTCAAAGGCACAGTAAGGCTACCGGGTGTGTACGTTCCTGCGATAACCCGCGTTTCTTGCTGGTCACCGCCATAGTCGCTAGTGTTAGCAATGTAGATGGAATCCCCGACTTGCCATCCGGTGGCGTCTGTCACGTAAATCGTAGTGGCAGCGGCTGCGGCATTCGCGGTCAGGGTTGTAATCCGCTTTCTGGTCATCCCCCACATTTCAAATGAAGCGCCAGTATCAAAGAAAGTGGAATACTTTCTGTCAGCCAGTGCCGCAGACTTATTCATTAGGTGTGTTGCAGTGTAGGTCGATGGCACAGGACTTGCCTCTGTACCTATCGTGTACTTACCCGTTGCAGTAACGTGCATACCACCGTTGACAGTCAATTGACTGTTTCCTGTGATGTAGTGCTGAAGCGTTCCGACAACATAGACACTGCGGGTAGTGCTTACCCCATTGATAGTGATGCTGGTATTGCTGTCATCACCCCATTCATAAGTGCCGTCAATCGTGACGGTGTGCCCTGCGCAAATCAGAACACGGTCCCCGGTGACTGGCACTGAAGCACCACCATTCCACGTAGAATTTGCGGAGGCTAGGCCCGTTGCGATGCTGTAACGATCTGCCATTTACTTACTCCGTAGTCCATGAACCGTCTGCTTGTGTAACCCCATGTGTACTCAGGGCTGAAGCAAGGTCGTCCAGATTGCCGCTGCCGGTAATCAGGCGTGCAGTGTCCACGCCAAGTGTTGTTGTTGTGACTGTAAAAGGCATTTATATGTCCAACCAAAGGTCATTAACTTGCGGATTGGTGGGGGCATCAGCAGACACAGTGATCTGATAGTTCGCCAACTGTGTCGATACTAACATGCTATGTTTCGGCGATTGAATTAGTTCACCCGCGTCGATAATGCTTTTGTCAGACAGTCTGATAACTAAATGACCATCTGCCGCAATTTCGGCATCGACAACAGACACCCCCGTTTTACCTGTCTTTCCTACAGGGCCGGGGTCACCCTTGTCTCCTTTTGGGCCGGGCTTTCCATCTTGTCCGTCTTTCCCGGGGGCACCGTGGTCACCCGGATTACCTTTATCACCCTTCGATCCGTCCTTACCGTCGTCGCCTTTTTGTAACTGTCGTTTCTCAAGGTCAGCAATCCGCGTTTCAAGCCAATCGAAGGTTTTCCCGATGAAAACCCCCACCCCTGTCAGCTTGACCGATGGGTCAACGTCAGGGCGCAGGAGGTTCTTGACCTTCTCTAGGATCATGATGACTCCGCAGAAGCCAGATACTCGCTGTTCTTACTCTCAGTTTCCTTCTTCATCTGCATCTGCATGGTAGCGATGTTCTCGTTAGAAGTGATGTCCTTCTCCTTGAGCATCAAGTCGGCAATCTTCACCCGGCGCTCGAAGTCTTTACCCTCATCGTCCTCATTCAGATTGTTCGACAATGCCGCGATCATCTTGGTCTTAGCAATATCTGGAGCCAACTGGGTGTCCATAGCGATACTCTGAGTCTCAGCCTGCGTTTTAGCGATCTTGGCCTGTTTGTCTGCCATTTCCATCTGAACCGCCTGCTGCTGCACTTGCTGCTGCTGTGGGTCAGGTTGTGACGCCTTAGCCAGTTGTGCCAGCATTTCCTCACGATTAGACAGGCTAGAGTTCTTCACCACGCTCTGCATCAGGATCGGCGTCAGTGGGCTGTTCGCACCTAATGTCTGGATCAGGAACGCCAACTGCTTCTGCTCGTACTCCCGCGCAACGATACCCAAGGTAGCTGTGGGGATGAACTTGACATCGGTAGACGGATAGCGTTCGGGGTCGAACTGCATGTAACGCCACGCAGCTTTGTAGACGAACGGAATCAGGAAGTCCTCTTGGAAGTTCACCAGTACCCGCTTGTACTTCTTGATCATGGTGGCGGTAGCCATGTCGATACCACCAGAGTCACGCGACACTGCTGTAGGTGCGCCAGCAGAGTCAACCGTCGAAGTTGCCATGAGCAGCATACGCTCGAACTCTTTGGAGGTCTGCATGGCCTGACCGTCATTCGTGCCGAACTTGAACGGCATCATGATCTCAGCGGGGTTACCGTTGACCATGTAGTTCGCACCCGGTTTGACCTCGAACTTCGCACCGCGAGGTAACCGTGTGGCGTCCATAGCCATCATAGGGGCGCCAGTAAGGGCTAGAGCGTCCATATGAGAGCGCATTGACCCATCCACTGCTGCCTGCATGTTAAATGCCTTCTCGGCGGTTCCTCGACCTAGTAGACGGTTCGGGATGGTGTCGGCCTGATACGTCAGTACCGGGCGATCCTTCATCATGTAGGGCGATTCTTCAGCTTTGAGCAGGATAGACCCGTTGGCGATGACGACAATCGCCTCCACCATGTCAGCGTAGTCCTCAATCTCGCTCTCACCGAGGTCAGACCCCTTCTCGTCGAGCACATCCTCGACTTCTTCGCCACTGGTGAGGTATTCCCTAGGTACTAGCCCGTAATAGGTCAGCAAAGTGACCTTGGAGTCCTCGAAATTCGTCGTTTCTTGTGTCGGCTCCAAGTCATCGGACTCGTACATGGAGG